TTCTGTAGTGCGGTGCGTTTCCGGCAGACGCTAAAACTGTGGTTGCATTCGGAGAAGTGGCATTCACGCCAACCCATGCCGCGTTAGTTAGATTTTCACTTGCCCCAACAACTCGGTTATACACCCGCCGCGCACCCGTGAATCGCGCCTCACCTGCAATAGCCGTGCGAAGGATTCCTTCGTTGTCGGTGACAGTCGCAGTAGTAGCTCGGGTGAATGTGGGGGAACCGGTGCCGCGATTGAGGACGAGGGACTTGGTGAGTTGGGCGAAGAAGGGAGCGGAAGAAAGAAGCGAGCCGCCCGCAGATCCGCCGAGCACCTGGTTGACCCAGGACGACAGGCGACGCAGGCCCTTGAAAGCCCGCATCGCGCGGACCTTGTCAGCGATCTTCAGCCCCCCGTGCATCAGTCGTTCGCCTTCTTGACGTATACCGTGATGTCATACGTGGCGCCAGACGCCGCACCGACCGAGGTCAGCAGCAAGTCGCCAGTACCGCCCGAGCTGCGGGGGTCCTTCAGGTACCACTCCCCGTGCTGGTTCGGGAAGGTGCGCGAGCCGCCGCCGGCCGGCAGCACCATCGCGGTGTCGTCGGTCGTGTGGTCCCACGACAGCTTGATGTAGCTGAACCCCTGGATGTTCCAGTCGACCTGGAGGATGTCAAGGGCCGCGGGTTCGGCGTTGTCCGGGGCAACCGCCATGGCCGACTTGTCGATCTTGGCCACGTTGGTCTCGCCGGTGCCGTCCGAGACCCCGGTGAAGTGGTAGGCGGCATACGCGGATTTCGCGTAGTCCTCGAGCGTGATTGTAGTGACGGTGTCGGCCATGGTGTTATCCTTTCATCATGCGGCGCGTTGCCGCTGTTTCTGTTGAGCGGAGATGAGCTCCTGAGCCCGAGCCTGGTGGCGAGCCGCCATGGGGCCCTTCCAATACTCGCTGCTGCGGTCGCCCATCATCTTGTTCAGGCTTGCCAGCTCGGCCTCGATCGCCTGTACCGCGTTGGTGCCGGCGCCTGGGACCACGGTAGCGGCCGGATACATCTCGCGCTGCAGGCTGTTCAACCACCGGATCACCTCTGGCGAGTTGCCGATCGGGGTGCCATCAGCCAGCCGGCCGCCCATCAGCTTCTCGTCCAGGCCTTCAGGCGCTGTGCGCAGGAACTCGACCGCGCGCTTGACTTCCTGGCGATACTGGGGCCCGTACTCGCTGCGCAGCTCGTCCTCGAACTGCATACGAGCCTCGACGTCGCGCGCAGCGATTGCGTCAGCCTGGGCGGCCTGGCGCTCCATGAACCAGCTGACCGCGGTCTGCACCTGATCTGGAGACCAGTTGCGCTCGTGGGCAGTCTTCAGGAAGTCGTCGACCAGTGGCTTGTCGTTCTCACCCAGCACCACACCGTCTGGCATCTTGTAGCCGTCCGGGGTCTGCGGAATGCCGTTGTCTTCACGCCAACGGGCCACCACCTCGGGCGGCGCGTCTGCGGGCAGCGGCTCCTTGATCCCTTGAGCGATCTTCTGCTGGGCGTTGAACAGCGCGTCGAGCGCGGCCGCGGGGGAGCCGTAGCGCTGCAAGCGCTTCAGCTTCTTCTCGTCGCCTCCTGCGTACTTGTCGCGCCAGTCGGAAGGCCAGTCCCCCGCCGCCGGGGGCGGATCGCCGGCAGGCGGCGCTGCCGGTGCTGGATCTGCAGCCGGGGCGGGGTTCGAAGGCGGGTCGCCTGCCACGGGAGCAGGGGCCGGCGTGTTCAGCGTGGGATCAACCGGAGCCGAAGGGGTCGGGGTGGCCGGTGCGGGATCACTCATGGTTCATTTCCTTTACGGGTTGTGGATTCTGCTGTGCCTCTTTGGCCGCGCGCTTTGCTGCCTTGGTCGCGACCATCTTTGCTACGACTTCCGGAGGGCGTTTCCTGCCGCGCAGAGAGGCCGCTATCTTCGCAGTCGCAGCGGGGCTACGTTTTCTACCCACCATCGCGGCGGACAATTTCGCTTTCGTTTCTTCCGAGCGGGGCACGCCGCGAAGTTTTGCCGCCCCGGCTTCTACCGCTGCAGGATCTCGCTTCTTGCCTTTGTGCGCCAGAGAGACCGCGGCTTTAGCCGCCGACGAGTGTGTCATTCCTTTTGCTGGGGTCTTACCTCTGCGCGCCTCACAGAGCTTTGCCCGTGTCGCGTCAGAAGCGACGCGGCCGGTGTTGGCGATGGAAATCCTTCTCTTGGCATCTTCCGAAAGCGGCACGCCGGCCCGTGGGGGCCTCGACTTGGCCAACACGCTCAGGCGTGCTCTGGTGTCGTCACTGTGCTTGTACCCTAGGCTGCTTCGGGCGACCTGCAGGATGTTGTACTCAGGTTTCAGCACGTCCATCGCCCGCTGTTCGTAGAACGTCAGCATGTCTTTCGCGCAGACAAGAATGGGGGTGAACGTAAACACGGCCTCACTGTGCTTGTTCCAGGCCCGCTGCAGCTTGGCGCTGTGGTGCACCCCGCGACGCAGATCAGAGCGGTGGATGCTGAACCGGCTGCGAAAATTAACCGCACTGCCGACGTAACATTTCCCGTTCGCGGTGTTCGTTATCAGGTAGACGCCGGTGTTCATTTGCCATCCTTCGGGTTGAACGCTCGCGGGTTGAGCGCCAACAGCTTCGTACACTGAAGCCCGACGAAGCGGCGCCCTTCCGCGAATGCCGATGCGCGGTCGCTCTCGGGGTGGAACGTGCCTTCGTAAGTCCCCGCAGCCTGCTGTATAAGCCACTTTAGAAAATTCTTCTGCTGATCCGCAGTAGCCTCACCCCGTGAAAGCGCTTGCACGGCCGCCGCGGTCGGCACATCCCACGCGCACATGAAGTAGGCCGGCACGGGCTTCTTGGTGCTCACAGCGCCTGGCCTCCAACACCCGCAGTGGGTGTGGCCTCAGAAATAGTTTTCGCAACCGTGGCCCCCTGCTGCATCATCTCCAGCAGCTGCTGGGTCTGCGCTTGCTGGGCCTGGGCCCGCGCCATCGCCTCGACGTCGGCCTCACTGCGCAGCCACGCGGCTGGCACAGCGGCTTCGAGCGCGGACCTGACCGCCTTCTTATTGTCGACGATGAGTGTGACGCTTGGGTCGAGCTGAATAGCGGTAGCAAGGATCTGAGAGGCCTCCATAAGTTGCCCGACGCGTATTTTTTCTGACGCCTCGCGCAGCGGAGACTCGAACGTGAAATCGATGTCCTTGCCGCGCAGTTCGCGCGGTATGGACTTCGCCACGGTCGGCTCGTTCCTCAGCAGCAATTCGAATGTCATGTCGCAGATCTGGCCGTTGTAGTCCATCTCCATCGGCTCGAACAGGGGCAGCGCGTTGCGGATGAACTCTTGCACGCGCTGGCCGACTTCATATGCCGTCATGTCCGGACCGCCCACCGGCGGTAGGTTCAGCTTCGACAGGTAGAACGCGTCGGCCAACTGGGTGCGGATGTCCTGCATCCACTCCATGCCAAACGACAGGCCGCTCTTGTCCTGGGTCATCGGCCTGAGCACCTCGCCGAGGCGCTCGTCATACTCGGCGTCTACCCAGGTAATTCCGCCTGCGTAGATCGACACGTCCCCGCGGATCGCCTCCTGCACAGCCAGCATCGGCGGATCGACCGCCTTCTCGCCGGCCTCGAGCAGGGTGCGCGTAACATCCTGCAGCAGCCTGGCGTCAGGCAGCGCGGCCACTACCGCCGGGCTGTGCGCGTACTGAGAACCGCTCACGGTCTGCCAGCGCGGGATCGCGTAGTGCGTGGTCCAGCTGCCAGTGCATTCGATCTCGTGCTTGTTCTCGACGTCGATGTAGCAGGACACGTACGGGGTGCGGAACGGCTTCTCGTCTCCATCACCGTAGTCGCCCTCGGCTGCTTCCATGGCTGCGTGCTCCGCGGTCGGCATGATGCAGTGGCGGACGTCGATCTCTGCGTAGGGCTCCTTCTCGAGCTTCCTCAGCACGTTCGGGTGGACCTTGTCCTTACCGAACAGCGCCACCAGCTCACGGGCAGTCGGCTTCCACTTGCGGTGGATGGTGCCGATCTTGCCGGATGCGTCCTCGCACCAGGCCACGTCGCGCAGGTGCCAGCAGCGGTAGAGCAGGCCGTCGCGGTTCGGGTTGAGCTCGACACTGATCACGCACTGGCCAAACGCAGCGAAGTCGTGGTCGGCCTCCTTGGTCGCCCTGGTGAACTGCGAGCGGCGATCGTACATCAGGTTGCGTGTGTACTTGCTGGCCCACTCGAGCCACTGCTTAGCCTCGGTCGACTCCTTGTCGACGTGGCGGGTCTTCATCTTGAACCAGTCTTTCGCGCTTGGGCGCAGCATGGCGCCGAAGCTGTTACCCAGGTCGCGTCTAGCGATCTGGGGATAGCTCGTCATTAGCCCGGTATTTAGCTCCTGGCCGACGTTGCGCGCAGTTGTAAAATCAGCACGCTCTCCATAAAAATTCTCCGCAATGTCTTGCCACAGTGAGAGGAGGCTCCACCTCTTGCCGAACAGCTGATCGCCGTGCTCTACCAATCGCTCGACACAGCTCATTTGAGAACCTCCGCCACTGCGCGCTGCCGCGCGGCGATAGCATCCGCCAGATCGTCGAAGACCCCAAGGTGCGTGATTTTACCGAAGCGCTTATACCGCGCCTGCCACTTACCGCAGGCTTGAGACCACGATACCCCAGCGCAGCCTGACGGGTTTCCGCGCTGGGGGGCGCCGCTGGCGAGCTGCCGGTCGGCCTTCGCGGCTTTTGCTTGAGGGCAGTGTTTGCTCCCGAGGTTGCTACCTGGCTTCCCCCTGAACGCATCCCCGATCTTCTTGCGCGTCTCGGGGGAGCTGTTTCGGTTTGCCTCAGCGATCTTGGCCTTCGACTCCGGTGTGTGCCGGCCGCCAAGGAACCCGTCACCCCCTGCAGTCATGTTGTACCCACCAGGGCCAAAGGTGCCAAAAACTCTTATGGCGTTTTTCTCTACGAGCTGCAGATACTCCCAACTATCAGCGATTGCCAGAGTCAGGACCCGCACAGCCTCCGACCCGTGTTTGCGAATCGCGCGGTGCACAGCGGCGGTGCCGCCCGCTCTGGCCGCTTTCACGTGCTCACCGAACCTTTTGGCTACAGTGCCGGACGTGATGCCCAGGTAGCGTTTGCCGTTCGGGAAGTCGAGACTGTAGAGAGCGCCCATTAGTCGCCGAGTCGCTCGCTATCCGAAAGGATCGTCGACATGCGACCACCGCGCTGCTGGGTCGAAGCGATCTTCTGCTTCTTCCTGCGAGCGATCGCGGCTTCGTCGACCATCGGCGTGGGTTTCGGGGGCTCCGGCATCGGAATCGGGGCTGGTGCTGCGGGGACGTCGCCACCGCCAAATAGTCCACCCATGGTAGTTACCTCCGTGTCAAGTCGCTGCATTATCAGCAGATACACGCACGCTGTCTAGCACTTTATGCGTGTAGCATCTGCTACACACCAAAACACTCAGGGTATTCTCTCTTGACAGCGGCGTCGCGCGCAGCGCGGGCCAACTCTTTGGTGTCGAAGCGCCCGAGGATCTTCGTCTTTCGATTCAGCTTGTAGTAGGCCAGCCACTTACCCCGCGCCTTATCGAAACAGACTCCACCGCCTTTTGCGAATACCGTAGCGCGCTGCTTCGCCTTCTCTTCATCCGATATGGCGCGGCCTAGGTTAGCTATGCCGCACTTGGCCCGGGTCTCGGGGGAGTGGGTCTTCCCAGAGTTGGCCCCCGAAAGCTTTGCACGGGTGGCTTCCGATGGGGGTCCGCGGCGGCGCAGGGCGTCGGACAACTTCGCTCGCTGCTCGTCTGTCAGTCTGCGCCCGGTGTTCGCCGCTGATATTTTGGCACGTGTCTCTGGCGCACACCCCAGCCCCAGAACCCCCTCACCCCCGTCTGTCAGGTTGTAGCCGCGGGGGGCCTTGGTGCCGAACGCTCGAATGGCTTTGCGCTCTAGGTCAAGCAGGTAGCCCCAGTCATCGGCTATCACCAGGGTCCTTACCTTTATCTGCCTCGGGCTGTACTTCCTGATGGCGTTGAGCACCGCCTGCTTCTGCCCGGCGTTAGCTTTCTTGATGTGGCGCGCGAACCGTAGCGCCGCAGTCTCGTTAGTTATTCCGATGTAGCTCTTGCCGTTTGGGAAGTCCAGTCTGTACAGTTCGCCCACGCTACTTTCTCCGTTGAGTTTTTCTGCCGAGCACCACCTGTGGGGTTTTCCGTCGCTGTAGCTCTTTGAACCCGCCTGGAATATTAGCCTCTTTGAGCCCCTTGGTCCAGCACATCACAACGGCGTCTCCGCGGTCGGTGCTGCGGCCTAGGCGGTCGCAGACTTTTTCCTTACTTTCCACCTTGACCCCGTTGTACTCCATGTCCAGGGTTGGGGCGGTAAGATCCGCGGCCAGTTTCGCGTCTGGGGGCAGCATGATAGAACTGCCCCCAGGCTGGCCTGGATCTAGAGCTTCACGAAATCGCCAGATAGCCGCAGAGCGTGCATTAAAGAACGACAGCTTTCCGCACGCAGTTTTTCCGTAGGCCTTCTCGGAGCCCTTATACGCGAAGACGTCCACCCCGTTTGCTTTCAAGTGCTCGTACATCGGTGTGCCATACCCCCCCGACATATCAATAACTACCCCAGCATTGTCCCGCCGCTGCGCCACCACGATCCCTGCGGCGGTGCGACCAGCAAACTCCACGGGTATGTCTTTGGCGGGAACCTCCACGATTGGTGCGAACCACGCCCCGTGCCGCATTGCGACTATCATCGGGTCGGTCCCCCCGCCGGTGGCGTCGACGCCCATGGCACACATCGGAACCCCCTGTGGGGGTTGTGGAGACCACCGCGCTTGTGCGGCGGTGACCCATGCCGTTGGTATCACTTGGTTCGGGGCGTCCTGGAACGAGGTGCGGAATCCCCCCATGAGCAAAGAGCGATACGGCTCTGGCATAGCCTCGAGTTGGCGCTTGTAATCCGAATCCGCATATTCTGGGTTGTCGTCCACTGAGGCGGGGATGTAGGTGCGTGACATTGGGCGGTACTCTTTACCCGCACGCCATACCGGTGTTGGGCCGTCTACCCACTCATCTTTACCATCCTCATCAGATATTACCCACCGCAGCTCGCCATGCTTTGCTGGGTTTGGGTAGCCTGGGTCAAGCCACGGCTTGAACATCTCTACAACCCACAGGCCTTCAGGCCGTAGTGGAGGGTTGGTTGCAAGCACGGTCCGCACTCGCTGGCCGGGTATTTCTGTTCGGTTCCAACCCATCAAGAACCGGATCTGCGCCTCGGCGAAGTGGGTCGCCTCGTCGATGGCAAGCAGGTCTCGTCCTTTCCCCATGAACGATTCTTCGTCGCCGATGTTGGCAGCTGCGCCGAAGTCTATGACTTGTTCATCACTTATTCGCAGCTTGGGTGGGGGACTGCCGTTGAAGCCGTCGCGCGACCCGTACGCTTTGAGCGTGTCCTCGACTAGGCGCCCTAGGTCCGTGTACTTGCGCCGCATGAGTAGGGAGCGCTTGTGGCAGTTAAGCGCGAGGCCGATAATCAGCTGGGATTTCCCGCCGCCTGGCTCTCCACCATATAGAAGAACATCCGCCTCGCTGAAGTACGCCTCGGTCTGCGGCCCAGGGTTTGGCACCCACCGCTTGTCGCCTACCAGCTTGTTTGCGTCCGCTATGACAGCGGCCTGTTGCGATTCGGGCAGCGCGTTGAACGCTGCGAGCATTTCCTTGAGGTCCATGCGCCTCCAGACGAAAAGGCCCGACCCCGAAGGGTCAGGCCGTGATGCCAGTTGCTTAGGTAGAAGCGCCGTTCGCGCCGCGGTCCATCGCCACGTAGACGTAGTCCACATCCATCGTGCGGGCGGTGGTGCCGGACAGGTTGGCGTAGTTCAGCGTCGGGGTCAGGTCCGCGCCGGCGGTCACCGCGTTGGCCAGGTAGCCGACTTGGCTGCCGTTGTAGAAGAACGTCGCGTTGCCGCTGGTGTCGACCTCGACGCGGAACGTCGCGTAGGTGTCGGCTACCGGGGCGGTGTCGGTGGCGAACTTCGACGTGGTGTCGGTCATCGCGTCGGTGTCAGCCTTGACTCCGACCATGCGCCACGTGTCAACAGTCGCGGTCGTGTCGAACATGAAACCGACGGCGTCTGAAGCGTTGGTCGTGAACGTGGTTGCGTTCAACGTGACAGGGGCCTCGAGCGAGGTAGCCAGGTCGGTGAAGCCGAGGTAGGCCCAGACGTTGGTGATCGTGCCCAGCTTCAGACGAGCCTGGAACGTCAGCTTGCCGTTGCTGGCTTGCCACTGCAGGGCCTGGGTGACTTGCACGTGGTCAGCAGCGATGCCGGTGCCCGCGTCGCCAGTCGTGAGTCGCAGGACGCCGCCGATACCGCCAGCGAGAACCGCAGCATCGGTGGTGGCCGAGTCGGTACCCTCGAGCAGGTTCCACTGGTCGGCGACTACGTCACCGGTGAAGTCGTCGAGCAGGACGACGCGATCGGCCGAGTGCAGCGAGAACTGGTTGCCGTGCTCGCCAGCGACAACGCCGCCGGGGACGATCAGGCGCCCGTCCTTGTCGAGGCCAGCCTTGCGGCCGTGAAGCGAAGTGAGAATGCGTGCCATGGTATTTCCTTTCGATGTGCCCGGACACGTAGGTCCGGATTGCTTTGTGCTGCGAAAGTGGCCAGACCCCCTGGCCGTGGGTGTTGCTCGTTACGCCATATCCTCGCCAAGGGCATCAGGAGCCCCGCTGTCGGCCGAACGCTCCTTCTGCAATGCCTGCACACCTACGGCCAGGGCGAAAGCCAGCTTGCGGGCTGTAGCTGTGGGTGATTCCTCGACCTTCACCGGGCCGCCATCGGCGCCAGTTAGCTCAACCTTGCTCGCGTCACCGTACTCGCGCTTCCGCTTGGCCTTCAGCATAAGCGCCAAGAGCGAGTCGGAATACTGCAGCTCTTCCCCGACCTTCACGCCTTGGTGCCAGACGCCTTTCGGGGTGCCGGCTACGCCACGCCGGAAGGCCTCAGCCTCGAGCCGGTCTGCGTAGGCCTCGCGGGCTTCGGTCCAGCGCTGCGCGAACTCGGGGTCGGTCTCGCGCCACTTGTAGACCATGCTGTGGGCCAGGCCAGAAGCCGCGCACGAGCCATAGACGTGATCGGTCTTCGCCAGTTCGGCGAAGAACGTCTCTATCTTGCGGTCAGTGATGGGGTCGGCGCGTCGTGTCATGGCGCACCTTATACCGTAGGCTACGCCAGTATGTCAATGTACTGCTCGCTACACAGTTTCTTGTTTCGCGAAACGAGAATAGGGCCGCCTGATCACTGAGCATTAGCCGAATTGCATGTTGCAAGATTTTGCGCGCAACCCTTCTTGTGTTCTTCCGGGGTGTGTTTTTTCATCTTGCAGTTTTTCTGCAGCTGCTTTTAGGTTTGGCCCCGATCGAAGAGGATCAAAGGATCATACCTATAGGTATTTGATCCATTTGATCCACCCCCATCGACCTTCGCAAATGGATCAAATAGGACTTTAATCCAGTTTGATCCTTTGATCCATCCGCCCATCGCGCAGCTTTATGCACGTTAAGCGCGCAGAATTCCGCGAGGTGTGTCAACCAGTTCACCCTCCGCGATCATTTTCTTAACCGCAACGCGCATTGTTTTTGCAGTTGTCTTGCCGTTCGTCCGCTCGACAGCCCCCTTTACCAAGTCGTGGAACCCAGGACCTTGGTCAGTTAGGCCCTGAACATCGTCGATTTCAGCCAGAATAGCCCTCTGGTTTGCGCCCTTTCCGGCGTCGTCGCGTCTCCCGACAGGCTCGTTCGTCTCCTCGATCACACAGCTGAATAGCTGATCGCCATCCTCGTCAACCCGATTCAGGGACACCAGCTGCAGCTTGAACTTGAGCTCGCCACCGTCGGCCCCGCCCTTCATCTTGGTGACCGTGGCAAGCCTCACGTCCCC